GCAACCTGTCGTGTTTGGGGGGTCAGACCAAGAGCATCGGTGGTTTAGCGACCCACACCCCACCATTCGGAAAGGGCTCGGCCCGATTCTGGTTACGCGAGGTGGTGCGTCACCAGTGGCCACCGGGTGCCATTAAACCCGAGGAGTGCGACCTCCCTCTTCGCGACCCTGGCCAGGTGCGGCTTTTCTTAAGACACAGACACACCATGGCCACAATTCAGAGATACACGAGTAAAGGACTACCCGGTCCACCAATTAATTTTGGCCGTTATTCCCAGATGGTCCCGAAACCTATCGCACCTTTTCCCACCCAGACGTTTGGATTTTTCGACCGCTGCAAGCATTTCTTTCAGTCGTTGATTGGCCAATGTTGCTACCCACAGGAGTATACAGCTTACCAGCAGTATGAGGGGTTCCGCACTCAGGTGCTCAATCATTACACCGATGTCTCAGATCGTCCGGTGCATCCAGTAGTTGGTGCAGCCGTTGACGAGTATTTGGCCTCGGGGTATGATATTATTGGCATCTCACGTGAGGTTACCCGGGTTTTAAATTCCAACCCAACGCCCGTGGACGTGACAAACGTCACCACGAAATATGGTCTCACCAAGCGCGAGACACGTATGGTTGCCCGTCAGCCATACCGTGGTCGCGCCAAACTCACCAGTAGGTTCGTTGCCGCTTGTGTCATGCACTTGCGAAGCAAACTAGGTCATATGACCGAATCAGAGGCGAACATCATGGTGGTTGAGAGATTGTATAACAAAGTGTGTGGCGACCACAACGTTCGGGTGGTTGATATTGACCTCCACCGTCAAGTGGTGCTCAACTTGTTTTTCGATGATGTCGCATATCAGCATGTGGCAGACTCGAGAGTGCGGCTACCTGGTTGGCTGCAGGCTCGCAAGAGTAGCAAGCGCACCCTTCACGTGTGTTAGAGCCGCCCAGTTCGGTACAACGGTGTCGTGAACCAAGCCAACGAGTCACTTATGGCTCGGCTCGGTGAGGTACGCGGCACGCTGAGCGTTGATCTGAACGGGCAGATGTATAAACCTAGAGTGTACACCGTTCTCGAAGGTTTTCGTCCTTATTCAAATCTGGGCGTTTACAATAATAGTGTAGTCTCCATCCAACGCGCTTTGTTGGAACGGTATTTCTTCTGCTTGGAGGGCGGGAGTTACAGGCCGGCTCTGCGCGTTCGTGGTGGTGCATTTAACGATAGTGGACTTAGAATGTTTCGTGCTGAAGTTAGGCGCAACATGCCACGTCTGCCCGTGATGACACTCCGCCAAGCGGTGGACTCTTATCGCGGCCATAAGAGGCGTAGGTATGAGGCAGCCAAGCTTAGGTATGAGACTTGGGGGTTCAATGCTAGCGATGCGCATTTGTCTGCTTTCGTTAAATTTGAGAAACAGGATGTGAACAAGGCCCCACGGATTATTAATCCGAGGACGCCTGTTTACAACTTGCTTTTGGCAAGGTATTTGAAACATGCCGAGCACCATTTTTTTAAAGCCATCAACAACGCGTTTGGTGCACATACTGACGCCACTGTCATCAAAGGGTTCAATGCTGATATTTCCGCAGAGATTCTCCGACAGAAATGGGACAGATTTTCTGACCCAGTGGCGGTTGGTTTGGATGCCAGCAAGTTTGATATGCACGTGTCGCTACGTGCGCTGCGGTATGAGCACAGTTTTTATATGTCCTTGTTTCCCGGGGACGGGCATTTGCGTGCCTTGCTAGCGCATCAGTTGCGCAACCGCGGCGTCGCCTACGCGCCTGATGGCCGAGTCAAGTTCACCATGGAAGGAACCAGAGCGTCTGGTGATATTAACACCAGCCTCGGTAACTGCATTTTAATGTGCGCCATGGTGTATAGCTATGCTAGACACCGTGGGGTTGAGCTTGAATTGTGTAACAATGGTGACGATTGTGTCGTAATTTTAGAGCGCCGTGACTTGGCCAAGTTTAGTCTTGGCTTGGATTCATGGTTTAGGGGTAAGGGTTTTGCTATGCAGGTGGAAACTCCAGTTGATGAGTTTGAGCGGATTGTATTCTGCCAGACTTCGCCGGTGCAGTTGTCCAGTGGTTGGCGTATGTTGCGCAACCCACGGACCTGTGTCGAAAAGGACACTATGTGTTTGTTGCCTATCCTGTCCACTTGCTTTTATCGGAAATGGTTGTACGCCGTGGGTGATGCGGGTGCCCAGCTATATGCTGGGGCACCTGTGGTTGGCCACTTGTACACACGTTTCAAGGAGCATGGCTTACCACCTACGGCCAAGTTCGTCCAGC